CATCATTGTAGTCCTCTGAATTAAGTTCTCCTGTAATTTTGACTCTGTTAGTGCTATTCATATTTAGAAAACTATCAAAGACTTGCCACGTATTACCACTGTCTGTTGAATATTGAATTTCAACAGCTGCATCCATTGTACTATCGTTTACACCACCAAATGTGCCTGTAATTTCAAACGCACCATCAATGTCCCAAGGCCCAGCTAACACGTCAGCAGAACTTGGATCGCTTTTCCCATGTGATATTGTTTTAGCTTCCATTACATATCTAATATTTATCAATCTACCTACATCTTCTGGGACAAACATATCAGAAGAAGCTGTGACAGTTACAGTATCACCAATCTTACCTATAGAGCCATTGTATGGCTCTATAGTAAACGTAACATCAGTAATATTTTCTTTCATAAATGGGCCATTCCTAAAGTCCATATCTTCCAATACCCAATCATCATTTGCATAACGCTTTAATTGCTTAGGCTTATGGTGCCCATCTACTATATATAGCACATCGGCCGACTGAACATATCTAATATTTGGAAGATCTGCAAGCTCATATGGAACAGCAATTTCATAAGGAACAGTACCACTCATAATCGGTTTGCCATCTACAAAAAATCTCATATATTGATGGCCAACCTCAATATGAACGGATGGCTCACTTGTGAAGCTCATTGGGATAAGGATAGCCTTGCCATTGTTTTTTGTGCTACTTACATACCACGTACCAGGTCTGAAGCTGGTGCCACCATGAGCGAATGGTATAAAATTGCGGCACTTAGCTAACGATACTCTAACCTTTTCAAGGTCTGACCTATACCACAATGCTGGGGCTACTTCTCCGCCAACCATTGCTACCTGGTGAGTCTTAAATGTGCTTGACGATGGTGATGATCCCATATTGCGTGCCATTAGTATCGAGCCCTCGTGTATTTACTATCACGGTACTCCATAACTTGTACGGCCTCATTGGCATTGATTTCTTTTGAGCCTTCACCCATCTGCATGGACAATTGTAATAAGTCTAAGTGCTTACCTCTGTCTCCAGCATGAGCCATTGCTATCTCGGCAGCAAGCCGTGTAGCAAAGGCCTGCACAAAACTCGATGGGAATGCCTCCTCACGAACGTTGTTTGTGGTATATATTGCATATGCATCGGCTTCGTTGGTGCCTATCAAAAGCCTGCCAGTATTTTCATCAGTTATAATCTCGTATTCAACTGGTATTTCGTCCTTAGTATCTACGGATGCGGCAGAGGTTATTATTCTAATAGATAAACAATCATCAGGATATTCATAGCAATACTCCCATTTAATATGCTCGTAATCTGACAATACCAGAGGTACGGTTCTTTTAGCGAAACTCCACGAGTGGTCCTCTAAAAAAGAGAATAATGTAGGCTCATAAAGATTGTGCAGGGTCTGAGCTAACGGAGAGTCAAGCACTTTATCATCAACAAGCTGTCTTGATATCCCGGCCTTGGCTAAAGCTAAATTCCATATCTGTAAACGGGTAAAACTCATACATTCACCCTCTTAATATGAGAGGGGGGCATGCCCCCTCTCAATCATCATAGTGTAGCTTTTCTCCTTTTCCTATCGGATCTAATCATCCTTACAATTTCGGGATTTGTAGCTCCGACAGGAACGTTCACACCCTCGTCACCTGCCAACTTCAACAGGTCGTCCTTTTTCATTTGGCTCAAGGTTTCGTGCTCTTTTCTTGGGTCTTCTTGCTTAATTTCTTGAGCCTCGCCAATGGGCTTAAACCACTTTGGCACAGGTTGACCATCAGGGACGACTACGCGTTCACCTTTCTTACGGTATGTGTGGTTCAAGTCCAAACAATCAGTAGTAACCTCGTACAACATAACTGCCACCGCTAAATATTAGTTTGAGGATTGTCAGTTAAGTAAATATCAAACTTACCAGCAGTTAAAGCAGCAGTACCCACTATAATCCGTGCCGCAATATACCTTTCGACCTTTTCAGGCTTTGGTAGTCTCACGATACCGAAACAATATTTGTCGACCAAGCTTGCCTTGGGAATGGCGCCAGATGACCAAAGGACGGTTGGGCTACTAATTGCACTATCGGAATCGGTAACAAGCTGTACTTCAACCGTAGCAGCACCAGCACTTGTACACGCCGTTTCTACATACGCAACAAAGTATAGCTCATTTACAGCATCGCCTATTTCAACTGTATCTATTACATTTTCAGAAAGATGCGTAGTAGCAGTAGTAACTGCTTGCGCATCACTTAAAATAAGATTCTTATCTAATATCAATCTCTACACCTCCCCTTAAACGATCCTAGATTCAGTGGTCAGGATTTTATCACAACGCCTAATGGGTATACCATCAAAAGTAAGTATCTTTTTACCACCATATTCATCAAGAGATAGATATATGTTAGATTTCTCGTTGACCATAATCCTGAGCCACGTTCTAATTTTCCTGTTACAGTAAATAACAGGCTTACCAAGGTTAACCTCAGGGACTGTCTCAACTGCCTGTATAAGCAATCTAATTAGGTTTGGCGCAGAATCACTTCCAGAATTAAACGTCTCTAAGTCATCCATATCAATGTTAGCAATACGTACAACATATCTCCAGTCACGCACAGACAGACCACAGTCCCACTTGTAGTGCGACTCGAGCACGTCATATCTGCCACCATTTGCAAGGTCAGTTACAGTCTGCTTTCCATTGTCGGTGATTTGCATACCAGCCTTGGAGCCCTTGGGGAAGATACCATGTACGGTGTTTGGTCCCCACACTACAAGCCATATGGATGTTAGACTGCTACCATCTCCGCCAGCATCTATAATCTGACCACCGTTATCAGCAGACTTACTGGAGAACCTTGGATGCAGACCCATAAACTTCTCTGGCGTATCTCTTGTATCGCCATAGAATAGAGTATGGGCCATCTCTTGGTTCATACCCTCGATGTGGAGTCTCTCCTCAGAAAGCCTCCACTCAGCAGAGTTGCCGTTAAGCCTTGCAAGGTCTATGTCTATCTGAGGCCTTGCCTCCAGCATACCACATGTATCTACGACCTGCTTGGTCGTGCCCTTGGTAGGCTTAACCCCTTGATACAACGCCCTCCACGTAGGCTCGGGTATGCCTGTGGCTACTGTGGTCTGATGGCCTGTAGGCAGGTTACCCTCAAGCCATACCATGTCCTCCAATATCTGGTTAGTTTCGGCCAATAAATTAACTACAGTATCTATCTTGCCCTTGGGGTCGAGCCGCTTCGACCAATCAAGCAAGGTAGGAAGATTTTGTCCCATTACTGCCAATTCTTACACCCCCTATTGTTTGTCTTTAAACATTGTCGGATAGAGCGTCTTCAGGATGTTTTCCTCATCACTAGCCCCTGGACGCCCTTCGACGAACTTAGCCTCTGTACCAATTTCCTTACCTACACGGTACAGAAAGGCTAAAAGTCGAGGATTGTTGCCGAATCCAGTCTGGTCAAGCTCCTGAATTAACTGCTCATCTCCGAATTTGTTTAAGACTGGTAAAATCACAGTCTTAAGATTCTCCTCAAACTTCGGTCCACCATACTCTTTGTGTTTCTCTGCTTCTTCACCCCACTTTTTTACCTGATCATACCAAGCTTTGACGCCAGCTTCTTGAACCGCCTTGGCCTGCTGCTTGATGTGCTCGATAAGATCGTTGGCAGCTTCCTGAGTAGCACCATGCTTCTTTAAGAGTGCTGTGTACTTGGCCTTGTCATCTTCTGTAAGACCAAGGTCCTCAGGAAACTCGTATGACTCAGGTATCTCTGGCTTTGGCTTTTCCTCTGCAGGCTTTTGCTCAACGGATTTCTCCTCAGCAGGCTTAGCTTCCGAGGTTTCCGCCTTGCCAGAGACCGGTTTTTGTTCTGTAGCTTTATCGCCACTCACCGAGGATTCAGTGTTAGACTGTGCCTCGGTATTGACGTTAAGCTCTTCAGCCATTATTATTCTCCTCCCAATCATGAAGTATTGCTTCTACTTGCTCATTCCATTTAAATGATTCAGCAAACATCTTACCAAACAAATCTCTATCCACACCTGCTAACTCTTCTACTATCATTAAACCAACCTGACGCATACCATCATTGAAAAAAGTATAACTATTTCCAGTCATTACGGGATGGAAAATGTGACACCTTTCAATAATAGAATACACCCACCTCCTACCAGATTCTGTAGAAACAATATCTGCCAAATCACGAAGCCGCATATCTTTAATTATCTTGGCTCTTAGTCTCTGTTTTTCAGCACCTTCGTTATCAGTAACACTATATTTTCTTGTCACCTTACACCACCTATGGCCCCTTCAATCAGAGCACTCAATGCATTCTGCCCACTCATGTCAGCCTCAGACAATGTCTTTCCTTGCTCGGCAATCTGCTGCATCTGTGCCATCTGAGCAGCTTGTCTTTCGGCCTCTGCTCTACTCCTTCGTATTTGCTCACGTACTCGAGGATCAGTGAGCATCCTCTGTGGTATCTGGATTGCAGATAAATACCCCTCACCGATAGCATCAGGATCTAATATGTCTCTTGCCTCAGGATATAGACTCGCAAGTTGTGCAATGAATGCCGAACCCTGCTCTATCTTAGCTGATTCTATCATCTGTTGAGCTTGAGCTAAAATAGAAACATATTCAATGGTTATTTCCTGACCTTCAATACCTGGCGGCGGTGGTGGTAGTAATCCTCCTCTAAGCATAATACCAAATATTCTGTTGATAGCATCGTCTAAGTATTCATCTGCTCGTTCTAACGCTGGTGATAACATCAAGAGCTTTTCCTGTTGTATCTCCACAACCTCTCTGGCTGTCTTTTCAGCACTACCCCCAGACCTCATCATCAAAGCAAGAAACAAATCCTTATAATATGCCTGGTCTATTAACTGCCTCAGCTCACTCAGGCTCAATTGTATGCCGTTCAGGTCAGGAGCAACCTCATAGAGCGGTTTAATACCTCCGCCAGATCCAGATACCATGCTTGAATAAAACGATAACCCTCCTGGAGCAGCGTTAACAATCTTGTCCATATCTGCCACAGGTGCCTGCAATGGTGGGTTGACTGACTTTTCTATACCCACACCTCTATCTCTTTGTGTGGCATGAAGCTCCTTACAGTCAGGAAGCACTACCCAACCTGGCCCGAAACCATAATCATCTCTACCAGCTATCTCCCACCTGAATGTGGCGAATGGTTTTTCTTCATAGCCCTTGACCTCAAGCACTCCCTCGTCGTCTTCTGAGGCCTCAGCCTCAAAATATACTGACCTATATGGCATGTTTCTATTACTTCTACCGTCACGAATACGATCATCGTTTGGTTCTATGGCATGTATGATGTGATGCCATTGCTCTGTGTCGTTACGATCATACTCATTTCTAACCTGCCTTGATACGTTTTTCTTGCCAAAAGTATTTACGAGCTCCCATGTACGCATGTAGAAAGATCTATATAGTGTGTTGTTCCGTAGCGTATAGTCAGAAGCCAGCGAATACTCACCAATCATCAATGTATGCGCTCGTATGACATCCTCAAAATCTTCAAGAAATACAGTTACACCAGTACCATACGTAGGGGCTTGACTCCATACACCATACGTACCTTCGTAAAAATTACTCTGCCCCATCACGAAAGTCATACGATAAGTAACCTCGTCCAACCATCTACGTATGGCAGGAAATCTCGACATCTCTGGATCTGGTAGGCTGGCACGCCACCATTGTCTTGATTTAGATGTCATACCACTTTGTAGTC